AGCCAATTCGGTCTGTTCGGGGATAACGGCAGGCGTGGCGTTTGGATCGTACTCGTAACCGCCCTGCATACGACCGAGCATACGTTGGGCGTAATCTGCCTCCATGCCCTTTGCTTCTTCGGCAGCCTCACGCGCTTTGCGCCCCTCGCGGGCAGTCAGGTAGCCCTGCAATGCCTTAACAAGCGGCGCAGCCTTCGGGATCGGTGCAGCCGTCCCTTCCATCGGCTGATATTCCTGCTGTGCGAGGGCTTCAGCGAGGGCAGCACGGCGTCGTGCCTCCTCTAGCTGGCGCTCGTACTCGGTCGGAGCGCGGAACGTGCTGACGTAACGGACGCGATCACTCTGTGCCATAGTCAAAATCCCCTCTGTAGCCACCTCCCTGCGGGGTCGTTAAACCCGGCGAGCGTGGATAACCCTGTGCGCCGGGGCCGCGTGGGCGCTGCGGCATATTGCCGATCTGCGGTGACATACCGCGATTCATCGGGCGACCCATGCCGCCCATGATGCCGCGTGAGCCAGTCAATCCCGGCTGCGGCGTTGTCATCGGGCCGCTAAAGTTCATCGCCTGCGGCGGCACACCCGGTGCGGCGTTTGGCGTGGGCTGCGAGTAGCCGAGTCCCGGCACCTGACGCATTGCCATGTCACGCTGCCCCGGAGGCGCAGTAAGTGAGCGGTTGCGCTCTTGGGCAGCAAGCATCTGGGCTAACTGCTGCGGTCTACGATCTGGTGTAAATCCGTTCATGCGTTAGCCCTCACAACATTCCGTAATTGACCATCTTGTAACCAGATGGGTGAATGGCAACTGCTTCTGGCAGCACAGCTTCTAACTCGTCAGCCATGACGCCGCGCTGACGCTCGCCAAAAATGTCGTATTCGTAAACACCTATGCCGAGCGGATGCGTACCGACGCGCACAATGTTGGATTTCAAGCGGCGATCTGACATTCCAAACAATCCGGGGATGCTGCCTGCGCCACCAATGGCTGTGCCTGCTGCGCCAGCAAGTTGCCCAAGCATTCCCATACCTGCGTTGTACGCGCCGACTTGGTTCTGATAGTTACGCTGTGCAAAATCGCCCGCTGCCTGACCCGCTTGGAAAATGGGCGAGGGGGCAACGGTGACGCCGCTGTAACCTTGGAACTGCGGAACGCTGACCTGACCGCCTGACAACAACGCGCTGATCTCGTTGACGGGGATGCTGCGAATTGCCGCCTGCTGTGCCAACGCCTGCTGTGCTGCCGTATTGCGGAACTGCGCCTGCGCCATCGCTTGAGCATACTGCTGCTGCTGTGCGGCGTTGAGTGCGCCGAAATAATCCATTGCAGCGCTCTGACGCTGTGCCAGAGCGGCGTTCTGCGCGGCCTGCACATCCATCTGCTGACCAAACAACTGCTGTTGCGCTTGGTTTGCGGCAGCCTGACGCGCCAACTCTTGCTGGTAAGCCTGCGCCTGCGCTTGGTTGTAAAACTGCGCTTGCTCCTGCGACTGACCAGCCTGCTGCGCCTGACGGGCAAGGTTGGCTTGTTGTGCGGCAACCTGCTGCTGGAAGTTTTGCCCTGCTGCGGCGTTGGCAAGCTCTTGCGCCGACTGACCCATGCCAAACTGCTGTAGCAGCGCCTCGCGGTTGAACTGCCCTGCGCCAAGCGCCTGTTGGTAGTTCTGGGCGATAGCAGCGTTCTGGGCTTGTTGTGCAGCCAGAGCCTGCTCAAAGTTCTGCCCAATCGCCTGATTGCCCATCTGCTGCGCGGCTTGCGACTGTGCAAAGTTTTGGGCAATGGCCTGATTGATAGCCTGTTGCGCCTGCTGTCCCGTCTGGAACGACGCCAGTTGAGCCTCTCGGCCAAACTCGCCAGTCTGTATGCGCTGCTGGAATGCTTGCTGCTGGGCTTGGTTCTGCGCCTGCTGCGTAGCAAGCGACTGCGACAGATTTTGACCAAGGCCGGTGTTGTAAAGCCCTGCCTGCTCCATGCCCGCACCAAAGCCCGAGAGAGCGGCTTGGTTGGCAAACATAGCGCGAGACTGCTGCTCGGAAAACGCCTGCTGTCGTGCGGCTTGGTCAAGGCTGATGCCCTGCGCGGCGGCTTGCAGGATCAGGTCGTTTTCCTTCTGCATCTGCGCCGACATGGCAGAGTTATATGCCTCGCCACCCGGTCGCAAACCTTGGTTAATCAGCTGCGTCTGAAGCTGCTGACGCTCGCCCTGCAACTGCGGTGACAAGCGCGACATGATCGCCTGTTGCGCCGTCGTGCCAGCGTTGACCGGGCCTTGCGGAAGGTTGGCAATGTCAATCTGACCCTGCAACTGCGGGCCTTGGACAAACTGCTGCGCGTAGCCAAACTGCCCTTGTTGCGGGCCACCAGACACGCCGCCAATGCCCGACAGGTCAAGCCCTTGAAGGTTTATGCCCTGCGGGCCGCCACCAGCCATGCCAAACAATCCACCTGCGGGGCCGCCCTGTGCGGTGCCAAACATCTGCCCACCGGGGGCTGACTGTGCATAAAACTGTGAGGCGTCTAACTGCCCGAGGTTAGTCGGTGCAGCGGGGCCAGCGCCTGCTTGCTGACCGGCTCCAACTTGTCCCGGCAAGCCCTCAAGGTAATACCCCGCCATCGGGTTATAGATGCCTTGCGGGGCGCCCATAACCGGGCCTGCGGCGCCTTGTCCAAGCGCACCGGCCTGACCCATCTGGGTGATGTCGGTCGGGCGAGCAACTGCGCCAACGCCCTCTGCGCCGTATGTAATGCTTGGGATGCCCGTGGGGTTAAATCCTGACGCAATACCCAATTTATCTAAATCTTTTGCCGCCGCTGCTGCGGCTTGTGCCATGTACCGCTGTGTAAGTTCTTGTTGGCGCAATGCCGCTTCTGCATCTGCGCTAATTGTTTGCGTGACGGTCGGCTGTTCAATATAGGTCGTGAACTGTTCTTCGGTCGGAGCTTCGCCCGCTCGTGCGGGATCGTCATAAAGGCGGGTTTGCCACGCCTCCATTGCCTTGTTATAGGCGTCGGTGTCCACCGTTGGCGTTTTCGTCCACGTTACCTTTTGGGTTCCCGAGGGCGAATAAATGTTCGGATTGGACATATACGCCGACTGCTTGGCGGCAGCCAAGTTGGCTTCACCCTGCTTGATCGCAAGGGTGGCGTAGTCAGGCGCTGGTGGCGGTGCTGGTGATCTTTTGCCCATACCTCGGCTCCAAGAAACGACACTTGTCAGGTGTCAAAGTCATCAAAACAATATCCCCAGAGTCATGCGCGGCATCTTTAATTCGCGCTTCTTCCGAGAATCCCATCTTGCTGACCAATGCGAGCGCCCGGGTATGGTTGCTGCTGATTGGCCCTATTATCTTATCAACTCCTGCGACGTTGTACGCATAATCGTACACAGCCGCCATGTATGTCGGGGTGACCCGTTCCCACGCGATGTGGCAAACAACGGATCGCCCGTTCCAATTCTCGTAAACCGTCCCGGCAACTAGTTTGCCGTCACGCTCAAGCCCTATGGCAACCGACCGAGTAGGGTCAAACGCCCCTTCGGTCTGTGCGGTAACCCACGCCCCCACATGGGGGCCACTTACGATGCGCCAGCCCATCCGAGTTGGTACACCACATCGGTTGACGCCCACTCCAAGGAGACGTTGCGGCTGGCGCTGTTAAAGACAAGACCGCCGCAATAGCCGATACCTTGGATGCCCACAAAGTTATTGGTGATGATGAGTTCAGCACCCCACACCGCCTGATTCCACAAGCCAACGTCCCATAACCCGTATTGCGTGGCGACATAAGACAGCGCACCAAGGTCAGCGTTGGTCTGGAAATCTACGTTGATGCCAATATTTACGGTCGGCTGGCCGTTGCTATAAAGAGTTGGGCGAGCGCGGGTGAAATACTTGATAACGCCACGCGTCTCAAAGTAGTTAAACGCCTGCAATGCTCGGGTGTTGATGTCTAACCCGTCATCGTTAAACCCGGCAACACCGCTTCCTGACGTCCAACAAACCGCCACATATCCATCACCGCCGAAATATGGCTTGTCGTTAAGCAGCGCAAAGCAGTTGGCGTTCCAGCCGGTAAACCGGCACCACGCTTTCGTGATGTTGTTCATCACAAATTGCTCTTGGCTGCCTGCCGCAATGGGAATGTTCACCATTAGGGCGTTGTTGAGCGGGTTGTAGAGCAATCCCCAACCAAAATTAGACTTGTATGATCGCGCTGCTGCTGCAAATGCGCCTTGAATCTTGTCCGACAGGGCTACCTGCGGGTCAAGGCGTGACGATTGCAACGCCGAGGCGAACGGGATCAGCCCGTCTAGCGTCAAAATCAGCAAGTCACCGCCGTACTTTTGCAAGCAACGGCGAGAAATGGGTGCGCCAACGATCCAAACGCCAATCAACGCCCATGTAGAGGCGCTAGTAGGATCGGTGCCGCGATAAACGATGACTTCGCCTTGATCTGTGACGAAAACAAGGTTGTCGTCTACACCGTAACCTGCGTCAATCGTCCACGACGCCATCGCTACGATGGTGCCGCCTAAATGCGCGACCGAGGACAGGTCAAGGACGTTGGCCGCGCCTCCAACAGAGGCAGTTGGCAGATACCACGCCTTAAGCGAGTCCTTCTGGATAAACCACATCCTGTTTTTGAACAGGGTGGGCGCAAAAAGAGTGGTCGTGGTGACGCCTGTAATAGCCGGAGTAGAAGCGCCGTCAATCGGTGTCCATGTAGAACCGTCAAACAGCAGCGGCTTGTCTGCGCCGTTTGCGGCATACAGATACCCACCGCCCGAGGTTGTAATGTTGGTGTATTCCCAACGGCTATTACTCAAACTGGTGACTTTGGCCGCGCCTACTGCGCCCGCTGTCGTAACTTCAAAGATGTTGCCGCCAACGACCGCAAACATTTTGTCGGTTCCGGCTGCGTTGTAAACGAGCAGGCTTTCCACCTGCCCCGTCATGCCGGTGGCGTGTTTGCTGTAACCTCCACGCAGGCTAACGCTAGAGACGCCGGGAAACAGGTTATCCAGCGTGACCGCATCAGTCGGTGCCATGTTGGCGAGCGAGTCGCGGGCGTTCCACCCACCGACAGGGGCGGGCAGGGAGGCGACGTTGTTGGTCGTCCTCTGGATTAGCCGACGGCGAACGGGCGATGCCATTACTGGCCGTCCGTGCCGTAACCGCTGTCAGGGATGTTGTCGTAGCCGATCAACACCGTACCCGGACGCGGGGCAAAAGAAAGGTTAGCGGCTGCCGTATCTTGCGCGACCGCCGTTTCAAACTCCATCAGGTAATCGCGGTAGAGCGCGGTCGTGTCAAAGCCCTTTGCCTCAAAATACTTGAGCTTGGTGCCAAGTACCATAAGGCGGTCAGGGTAGATACAGGTGTCATCGTCAGCCGTAAAGCTGTTTTGCGGCGTACCGTTTGCTGACTCTGCCCATCCCCTGCTGCGGTACTCAAACCCGAGCAACTCGCCTGCGTTCATGCCCGGCCAAATCTGAAAATATTTGCCGAGCAATCGCCAGCGGATACGCGGGCCGGTGCTGATGTAGCCCGACAACAGCCACTCCCATTGCTGCGGTGACTCGGGGCCGAGCATTTCCCAACGCTTGCTCTTGTCCCAATGGGTGCGGTTGACCGTACTGTTGTAGTCAGCAGGCAGGTCGTACTTCACCTTCTGGAATATGACCTGTGAGTTGATTTGCGTAGAGGTGGGCTGGTAGTTAATAGTGACCGACGTAGAGCCTACCGAGGTGATATAGGTGGCATTTGGGATGCCATCGCCCTGCACCTGATAGGTCGTATCTAGCCCAGCCGTAGAGGCAAGGCCGGTGATGGTTGCTACGCCCTCTGCCCACGATCCCGTTGCCGTCGTGGCTTCGGTGTAAAAAGTGTATTGGCGGGTCAGTTCGCGCCAATCAGCACGACGGAGTAACTCGTAACCGCAAGCGTTCATCAGGGCAAGCAACTGCACAACGTCTTGACTGTTGTTGCCCGCTACGGTTGACGGCGTAGGAATTCCCAACTCTTGGGTGCATTCCTGTATCAAGTCCACCATCGTGCTGCCCATACTATGCCTCCGCTAATTTAGGCGGCCTGCCACGACGCTTTGGCTCGTCGTTGAGCAATGACGCCATTTGCGCTTGCAGTTCCGCAAGCTGCTTCTTGGTGTCCTCAAGTTCCGCATTTGTTTCGTTGCGGTTCTTGCGGTTCAAATACAAACGTGCGCGGTCGCGCAATCCAATGCCACCCATGCCGACGCGCTGTAGTTGAGCGTCCGAGGCAAGGGCAAGCTGCTCCACCGTGACAAACTTCAGAATGTTCAACTCTGCAATCTGGTCGCGGTTGATTTCATCGGGAGCGTCTTTGTTCCATTGAGACAGCGGGGTGCCGATCTGGGAGGCTGCGCCCTCGTTCTGCTGCATCTGGAAATACAGCCATTGACGGGGGAAACGCTCTTTGTGATCGTCGCGCAACGGCTGATCCAAAATGTTCGTCTTGTCACCCGGTGCCATGATGCGAACGTAGGTTTTGCCTGCGTTTGCGCCTTCGTCACGGGTGTAAAACTCAACGTGCAGTTGGGCGTCGGCGTTGTTGATGTCGCTATCTAATGGCATTGTCCTT